GCCATGTACCTCATCGACGCGCAGAATGAAAACTCCGGCAGCACCGACAACAGCGACACGACCGAATACAAGGTCAGGACGCTGGGCATTCTCAATAACCTCATCGATGACGCTTACCCGGCGAGCGACACTTTCGCCATTGGCGAGGACGGAAAGCGTCCGGCGCTCGACGATCTGACGAGCTTTTCCGACGAGATCAAGATGGACCCGTACATTGTGCGCAGCGTCCTCCCCTGCGGGCTTGCCGCAAAGCTGCTGAGCGAGGAAAATCCGACGCTCGCAAACTTTTTCTGGCAGCTCTACGAGCAGCGCCTCGCCAAGGCGCGTGAGGGAGTTCCCTCCTCGTTCGAGAGCATCGAAGACGGACTGCCGTATGGCGGCATCGAGTACGGGGAGTTTGCGCGATGGTGATAAACGGGTGGTACACCTGCCCCAAATGCCGCAAAAAGCTGCTGCGGGTGCTGAAGACCAGCACCGTGCGCAATACGCCGGTATGGTGCAGCAAATGCAAGGCCGAGCGCTTCCCGCTCATCGTTGACGGGGTGCAGCTCGCGGACGAATAAGTACATAACAAGCAAGAGCGTTCAACGCCGAGACACACGGTTTTCCGTGCTGTTTCGGCGTTTTTTATTTTTATTCCATACGCCGGTGCAGACCAGCACCGGTGCAAATATATTCCCACGGCAGACCAGCCGAGGAAGGAGCATCACATGAACGAATCCATCGAAAACACCGAAGTCATGGAAGAGACTGCCGACCAGCAGGACGCATTTCTTGACGGCTGGGGCGAAGATGACGGCCTTGACGCCGAGGTTTCTGCCGACGGGCAGGACGCGGACGATCAGGAGGAAAGCGTAGGCAGCGAGACCGACGCGGGCAGCGAAGACGCCAGTGAGGGTTCCCCCGAGGGCACCGAAAACGGGGCATCGGGAGAGGCTCAGGAGGCTAACGCTGCCGAAAACACCGACCAGCAGCCCCCCGAAGGGCAGCAGGAAGAGCCGAAAACGTGGACGCTGCGCCATCTGGACAGCGAGCGCACGGTCGGTGAGGCCGAAATGGTCACCCTCGCACAGAAGGGCCTTGACTACGACCGCATCCGCGGGAAGTACGACGAGGCCAAACCCGTGATCGAGATGTTCGGCGAGTTTGCGCACGCAGCCGGCATGAGCATCCCCGATTACGTGAGACAAGTCCGCACCGAGGCAAAACGTGCGGGCGGCATGAGCGAAGAAGAAGCCCGCCGCGCCGTCGATCTCGAAGAGCGCGAAGCGAGCATTCATGCGCAGGAAGCCCAGCAGCAGGAGCAGCAGGCTGCAAAGCGTGCCGAACAGGAGCGCATCAACCGCGATCTTGTTGAGTTCCAGCGGGCCTTTCCTGACGCCTACGACAACGCGAAGAAGGACCCCAAGATCATTCCTGACAGCGTGTGGGCCGAGGTCAAAAGCGGCCTTTCGCTGACGGCAGCCTATTCCCGCTACGCCGTGGAGCAGGCGCGTGCCAGCGTGAAAACCGCGCAGGAGACGGTCAAAACCGTGCAGCAGACGCAGAAGAACGCGCAGCGGTCGACCGGCAGCATGAAGTCCGCCGGAAACGACAGCAGGAACGTCGATCCGTTCCTTGCCGGTTTCGATTCCTGACCGATAGGGCGTCCTCTTTGCCCGAATGAAAGAGAGGAAAGAAAATGGCACTCGATTATACCGTGAAATATGCGAGCAAAATTGCCAACCGCTTTAAGCTCGCATCCAAGACCAACCGTGCAGCCGGTCACGAATACGAATTTACAGGCGCAAAGAGCGTGAAAATCTACTCCATGGTCCCCGCTGAACTGACGGACTATCAGCGCGGCGGCAAGCGTTACGGCGACGTGACCGACCTTGAGTACACCACGCAGGAGATGCTCTGCACGCAGGCGAAAGCCTTCACCAAGCATCTTGAGGCGCTGGACGGCAGCGATATCGCCGTGGAGACCGCCGCGGGCAAGTTCCTGCGCATGGAGATCGACGAGCGCGTCGTCCCGATGATGGACAAGTACCGCCTCAAGAAGTGGGTCATGGGCGCTGCGACGCTCAAGCAGATGACCGCGCCTCCCACCAAGAGCACGATCGTCGGCGATATCATGGACCTCAAGGGCAAGATGGGCGACAACCTCGTCCCCGACACCGGACTGACGCTCTACATCTCCACGACCTACTTTGTCCTGCTTAAGCAGGCGGACGCCATCGTCGGCCTTGAGGGCATGGGCACGAAGGCCGTCAAGGACGGCAGCGTCGGCACGTTCGACGGCATGAACGTCGTTCCCGTCCCGTCGAGCTGGCTGCCCAGCGGCGTGTACTTCATGATCAAGGCGAAGGGCACTTCTGCCGACCCCGTGAAGCTCACGCAGTACGACGTCATCAAGAAGAGCGTCGGCTACAGCGGCCCCGTGGTGCAGGGCCTTGTCTACTACGATGCGTTTGTCATCGGCAGCAAGAACGTCGGTATCGGCGTTGCGGGCGCAAAGTCCGCCGTGCTGGATGCGCCCTCGATCAGCGTGACCAGCCACGCCGCGAGCATCACCGCCGCGACCGGCGTGACGTTCCGCTACACGCTGGACGGCACTGACCCGCGCTATTCCAGCACTGCGGAGACCTACAGCGCCGCCGTCACTCTGGCGGAGGGCCAGACGATGCGCGCCGTCGGCACCAAGGACGGCTGCGTCGGCATCGAAGCCACCAAGGACTACGAGTAAACCACTCGGAAGCCGCCAACCAAAGCGGCCAGAGCTAACCCCTCTGGCCGCTTTTTTGTAAATTACAGGATATCAGGAGAGTTGAACGCATGGCAGCGCCTTATTACAAGCAAAAATTGCCGACCGTCGACTTTGGCGAGCTGAACCCCAAGCAGAAGCAATTCTGTCAGGCGCGCAGCCGCTATGTCGGCTACGGCGGCGCACGAGGCGGCGGTAAGTCGCACGTGCTGCGCATTAAGGCGCTCGGCGGTGCGCTGACCTATCCCGATATCCGCATTCTGATCGTCCGACGCGAGTATCCCGAGTTGGAACAGGGCATTATCATCCCCATGCGAAAAATGATCCCCGCGGAGCTCGCGACCTATAACGGCGGAATGCACATGTTCACATTCTACAACGGCGCGATCATCAAATTCGGCCATTACGGCAGCGGCGATGACGTGGAGTATCAGGGCCAGGAATACGACTGGATCTTCATCGACGAGGCGACGCAGTTCACCGAAGAGCAGTTCAGAACGCTCGGCGCGTGCTTGCGCGGTGCGACGAAGATCCCGCGCAGGATGTATCTCACCTGCAACCCCGGCGGCATCGGGCACGCATGGGTCAAGCGCCTCTTCATCGACCGGGAGTATCAGGACGGCGAAAAGAAGAAGGACTACACGTTCATCCATGCGACGGTGGACGATAACCCGCAGCTGTTGGAGGCGTCGCCGGAATACAAGCAGATGCTCGACCTTCTCCCCGAGGACGTGCGGCGCGCGTGGCGCTACGGCGACTGGGATGCACTGGCGGGCACGTTCTTCCCCGAGTTCCGCAAGGAAACACACGTCATCGAACCGTTTGCCCGCATCCCGGGCGAGTGGAAAAAGTACCGCGCGTTCGACTACGGCCTCGATATGTTCGCGTGTCTCTGGATCGCGGTGGACTTTGAGGGGCGCTGCTACGTCTATCGCGAGGTACAGCAAAGCGGGCTGATCGTCTCCGAGGCGGCGGCACTGGCACTTTCGATGACGCCGCCGGAGGAACGCATTGAATTTACCATCGCGCCGCCGGATATGTGGAACCGGCAGAAGGACAGCGGCAAGAACATGGCCGAGCTGTTCGCGCAAAACGGCGTCGGACTTCTGCGCGCGAGCAACAACCGCGTGCAGGGCTGGGCGGCGGAAAAGGAAATGCTCAAGCCCCTGCGCGGCGAGAAAGACCGCCCGGGCCTTCTGGTGACGAGCGACTGCCGCGGGCTCATCCGAAATATCATGCTCATCCAGCACGACGAGAAGAACCCGAGCGACTGCGCGACCGAGCCGCACAACATCACGCATATCAACGACGCGCTGCGCTACTTCTGCATCACGCGCACGCTGGGCGCGCAGCTCCCAGAGACGGCGGACGAGCCGATGCCCGGAGAGCGCGCCGCCGACTACGACGAAGAGATGACCGGCGGCGAAATGGATTTGAGCTACCTGACGTTCGGAGGTGAGTAAGGCTTGGCACAGATCAAGGGAAAAGACAATTCCAGCATTTTGAAAATTCAGGCGTTTCTCGGACTGAACGAGAACCCGGACGGCGATACGACGCTGAAGGTCGGCGAGATGGCGGAAATGCGGAACTTCCGTATCACGCAGGATAAGCACTTGCAGATCAGACCCGGCTCGAAAACTCTTCTGAGCCTTGCTGACGCGCTTTCCGCGCTGAGTGAAGAAACCGCAGGGAGCGAAAGCGAAACGCGCGTATACGGCGTTTGGCGCGGCATTGCAGGGGCTTCTGCGCACATTCTCGCATCCTTCGGCGGGCACATCTGGGATATCGACACAAAAAACGGCGCGGCGAAGGATAAGGGCAGCGCGCCGATGGGCGAAGTATCCTTCTTCGGATTCGGCGGCAAGGTGTATCTGCTCGGCGGCGGCGAGTACAAGAGCTGGGACGGCGGAACGGACACGGCGTTTGCGACGGTCGAGGGCTATGTGCCGCTCATCCAGACGGCAACGACGCCCAAGGGCGAGGGCACGCTCGTTGAAAACGTGAACCGGCTGACCGGCAAGCGGCGCGTGCAGTTCTCCCCCGACGGGACGGCGACGGTGTTCCAGCTGCCGGAAAAGGACATCAACGAGGTCAGCAGCGTCAAATCCGGCGGCGAGCCGGTGACGAACTGCACAATGGACCTTGAAAACGGGACGGTGACGTTTACCGCCGCCCCCGCCGCAGGGACAAACACTGTGGAGATCGAATACCGCAAGGGCGACGGTGCGCGCAGCGAAGTGACCGGCATGAAATACAGCGAGCTTTTCAACGGCGCGACGGATACCCGCGTGTTCCTGTACGGCGATGGCACGAACCGCGCCGTTTACTCGGGCGTTCCGTTTGCGACCGGCAGGGCGAGCGCGGAATACTTCCCAGACCTCTACGAGCTGACGGTCGGCGAGAGCAACACGCCGCTCACGGCGCTGGTGCGTCACTACTCGCGGCTCATGGCGTTTAAGACAGACAGCGCGTGGGCGATCTTGCAGGGCGAGGTCGGGCTTGCGGACGGAGGAAGCGCGGCGGCGTTTTACGTTCAGCCGGTGAACCGGCAATTCGGCAACGAGGCACCGGGGCAGGTAAGGCTGCTTGAGAATAACCCGCTGACGATGGACGCGGGCAGCGTCTACCAGTGGCGCAGCGGCAGCAGCTACGCAAGCTATATCTCGAACAACGAGAACAACGCAAAGCGCATCAGCGACCGCGTCGCATCGACGCTCAAGGACTTCGACCTCAAGAAAGTCCTGACGGCGAACATCAAGGCAGACCACGAATTCTGGTTTCTGCACGGAACGCGGGCGCTCATCCTGAACTACGCGAATGACAGCTGGTATCTGTATGACGGTCTCCCCTTCTCGCGCATCGTGGAGCACGAAGGAACGGTGATCGGCTTTTCGGACAATGGGGCGGTCATGGAATTTTCGCAGAAATATCGCAGCGACAACGGCGCGCCGATTGACTGCTACGCGGCGACCGGCGCGATGGACTTCGACAAGGACTGGCTGCTGAAATACAGCCCCATGATCTTTGTCGCCATGCAGCCCGCGTCCAATGCCCGCATCAAGGTGACGGTGGAGACGAACCGCAGGAGCGACTATCCCGAGAAGACCGTCGCATACAGCCTTGCGACGTTTCTGCATGTGGACTTTAATCACTTTTCTTTCGCAACGAACCGAAAGCCGCAGGTGAAGAAAGTAAAAATGAAGGTGAAAAAGGCGACGTTCTATCGCCTGATCTTCAAAAGCAATTCTGCGAGCGCGACGGCGACGGTCATTGAAACGGACATCCGGCTGCGCTACGCGGGCAATGTAAAGTGAGGAATCACGAATGACAAATCAGAAAATGAACCCGCAGCGCGTGGCGGCGGAATACGATGCTGGCGTACAGTTCAACACCGGCATCAACCTGTACGACACGGTGCAGACGAATGAGAATTTCTTCATCGGCAAGCAGTGGGAGGGCGTGCGCAGCAACGGGCTCCCGACACCGGTTTTTAACTTCTTAAAGCGCGTGGTGCTGTTCTCCGTCGCCAACGTGTCGACCGATAACCTCAAGCTGCACGCAAAGCCGCTGCCGAGCGGCGGGAGAGCATCGACGAGGGTGCTCGAGTTATACAGCGATATCTTAAACGACCAGTTTGCCGCCATTTTCGAGAGAAACCAGATGGGCGGCAAGATCCGCGAATTCTGCCGCAACGCGGCGGTGGACGGAGACGGCTGCCTGTTCGCCTACTGGGACAGCAGCGTGGAGACCGGCCAGCAAGCCAAGGGCGCTATCGGCGTGGAGGTGCTGCAAAACACGCAGGTGCACTTCGGCAACCCCAACAGCCGCGACGTGCAGACGCAGCCCTATATTATCATCGAGCGGCGCATGCTCGTAAGCGAGTGCAAGGACTACGCCCGCGAATGGGGCGCGAGCGCGTCGGACGTCGACAACATCACGGAAGACGACCGCGAGGGCAGCAACATTGAGATCGACCAGCTCGGCGGCAATAAGGTCACGGTGGTCCTCCGCCTGTGGCGCGACAAGAAGAGCGGCACGATCCACTGCTACGAGTGCACGCGCGGCGACGCGGAGATCCGCAAGGAGTGGGATTTGGGCATTTCCCTTTACCCCATCGTGTGGATGAACTGGGACTACGTGCAGGACTGCTATCACGGACAGGCGATGATCACAGGGCTGATCCCGAACCAGATCTTCGTCAACAAGCTTTTCGCCATGTCCATGATCTCGCTCATGACGCTGGCCTATCCGAAGATCGTATACGACCGCACGAAGGTCAACAAGTGGAGCAGCAAGGTCGGCGCGGCCATCGGCGTCAACGGCAGCGTTGACGGCGTTGCAAAGATCATCGACCCCGCGAGCATTTCCCCGCAAATCTCGCAGTTCATCGACATTGCCATCGGCTACACGCAGAAATTCCTTGGCGCGTCCGACGTGGCGCTTGGCGACACGCGCCCGGATAACACGAGCGCCATCATCGCCTTGCAGCGTGCCGCCGCAACGCCGATGGAGCTGACAAAGCAGACCCTTTTGCAGTGCATTGAACAGCTCGGGCGCATCTTTATGGCGTTCGAGAGCGAATACTACGGTACGCGCACGGTCGAGGTGGAGGTACGCGAGATCGGAGAAAAGATTTCCGTGCCCTTTGACTTTACGACCATTCGCAGCATTCCGTGCAGCATCGATCTTGACGCGGGCGCGTCGAGCTATTGGAGCGAGATCGCCAACATGCAGACGCTGGATAACCTGCTGATGCAGGGGAAAATCCCCACGAGCGAATATCTGCGCAGACTGCCGAACGGGCAGATCACCGACCGAGAAACGCTCATCGCTATCACCGAGGCGGCGGAGCGCGGCATGATGCCGGGGGGCGCGCCCAGCGGCGGACAGGGCGATTCTCCCATGGACCCGAGCGGCTACGCGCCCCCTGTGCGCGGCGGCGCGGGGTATGGAAACTTGCAGCGGAAGATCAACGAATCGGGCGAAGTTCCGAGAAGGGAGTAAGGCAAGATGGCGTTTGAAAAATTCAACAAGGATATGAAGATCATCTCCGCGCTCGACGATGAGCCGAACGACGTAGGCGGGCTTACCGCGGCGGCGCTGAAAGCGAAGTTCGACGAGGGCGGCGAGGCGATCAAGCGCTACCTCAACGACACGCTGATCCCGGCGGTCGTTGCGGACGGCGCGACGGAGGCGGCGCGCGAGCAGGCCGAAACGGAGCGTCAGAACAGCGAGCATGCGCGTGTCATAGCAGAGCAGACGCGGCAGAGCGCGGAGAACGCGCGCAACGTGTGGGAGAGCTACGACGCTTCCAAAGCCTATGTCGTCGGCAATAAGGTCGCATACGGCGGCAGCAGCTATCTTTGCATCAAGCCATGCACCGGTATCGCTCCGCCGAGCGCGGAATACTGGATGCTCATCGCCCAGAAGGGTGACAAGGGCGACAAGGGCGAGCCCGGTGGTGGCGGCGGTCAGCCTGCGGTAGAGATCGACCTTTCGGACAGCATCACGATGGACTCCGAAAATCCGTTCGTAAGCCATATCGAAGCCGGATACGACAAAAGCGTAGGCGAGCAGATCAAGCAGGCAGCGCTCGCCGGAAGTGCGAAAGTAACCGTCTTGCTGAAAGTGGGCGTCGGAGAGCCGGAAAAGGCGACGCTCCAGATGTTCGGCACGCAGAGTGCGTTTAATGACGGGTCGTTTGCATACGGCCTGACCGGAACGTATGTCTGGACGGGCGTGATTGGGTTTGACATTATGATCGCAACAGCCATCTCCGATATCTCCTGCACCGTCGTAAAGCACATCGCCCCGTGGGGCGGCAAGCCAATCTACGACCCAGTGGATAAGCCGGACACAACGCCGGATGGAGCGTTTCTGCGGTGGAGCAGTGAACAGAAAAAGTGGGTGGCGGAGAGCGTGCCCACGGCGGAAGGAGGTTCGTTCTGATGGCGGAATATCTGGTACAGAGCGAAAGCATTACGGCAGTCGCCGACGCTATCCGCGAGAAAGGCGGGACGACCGCGCCCTTGAGCTTTCCGGCTGGGATGGCTGAGGCGGTGCGCAACATCCAGAGCACGGGCGGAACTGCCTATGTGGTCGGCACGCCGGTGTCGTTCACGCTCACCGGCTGGGACCCTGCGGTGCAGGGAACGACCTACAAGCTGAAAGCCGTGGGTTATAAGCCCGGCGCGAACGGCGTGCAGTTGGGGCTGCCGTCCGATTCCTCTACCGTCAACACGCAGGCGGTGGTCGCGTCAGCGTTGACCATTGCGAACACGAACGTCACTGCGCCTGACAAGGAGAAGAACGTGGCCGGATTCACCGAGATCTCCATTCCCGCCGTGAACGCGCCGAGCCGCGAGTTGACCGTTGCCATCTTCGGGCTTGTGGAGGTGGAGCGAGTTAAGGTGACAGCGCCCGCCGTTGTGGGTATCTCCGCGCCCATCGCGGGAGAAAAACCTGTGTACGGCATCAAGGGAGAGCAGTTCACCGGCACGATCACATGGACGCCCGACCTGATCGACAGCAAATTCGGCCCGCAGACTGTCTACACCGCCACCATCACGCTGACACCGAAGGTCGGCTACACCCTTAGCGGCGTGGCGGCGAACTTCTTCACGGTAGAGGGCGCGACAAGCGTCAGCAATGCCGCAAACAGCGGCGTTGTGACCGCCACATTCCCGAAAACCGATACGGCAGTGGTGTGGGATAACGATCTATGGAAGGTCACAACGCCTGAGACCGGGAAGACCCCCGTTTTGGACTTTACCGGTTCAAACTATATCGGCAAGGTCGTATGGTCTCCCGAGGCGTCTACATTAGCCGCGTCTACGGTTTATACCGCGACTGTCACGCTGACGCCAAAAGAAGGGTTCACTTTTGACGGTATTCCTGAAAACTTCTTCAAGCGATCCGGCGCAACGAGCGTGACCAATGCTGCGAACAGCGGTGTAGTTACGATCGTATTCCCGGCGACGAAGGAGGCTAAATCATGAATGAGCTGAATCACGTTGCCGTCATTGCCGACGGAAATGGACGCTGGGCAGAGCGGCGGGGTTTGGAGCGCTCCATTGGGCACGAGCAGGGCTTGAACAAGGTGGAGGACATGATGCACTGGTGCGTAGACATGGGCATTCCGGCCCTGTCCGTCTACTGCTTTTCGTGGGAGAACTGGAACCGGCCCAAGGAGGAAGTGGACGCGCTCTTTTCCATGGCGAACCGGTATTTTGAACGGTATCGGGAATTTGTGGAAAACAACATCCGCGTCCTCATTTCCGGGACGGACAAGCGCGTGCCGCCTGATAGCATCGAAAAAATGGAGCGCATCCAGCGAGAGACCGCCCACTGTGACGGCCTGACGCTGAACCTGTGCTGCAACTACTCCGGTCGAATGGAGATCGTGGACGCCGTTGCCAAGGGCGCGCGGACGGAGGAAGAGATCACGGCGGCGCTGTATCAAAACCTGCCGGAGCCGGACCTCATCATCCGCACGGGCGGCTTTCAGCGGCTCTCCAATTTCCTGCTGTGGCAGTCCGCCTATTCAGAGTTTTACTTCACCGAAACATTGTTCCCGGATTTTTCCGTGGGCGAGTTCCGCCACGCGGTCAAACGCTTTGGCAATACAAAACGAAATCATGGGGGACTGAATGATGGCTGAATACACATCCAATCAGTACAAGTACTTACTTGTAAAGCGGCTCCAACGGCACTTTTCCATGAATAATGCTTACGCCAGAGCGTACACGCAGAGCTTTTTCTGGGCGCTGTTTGACGATACCGTGACCGTTACGGAGGAATCGTACAACAACTTCTGCCGCCTGATGGACGACGAGATCGCGCTCTGTGCGGAAAAAGGGTGGTATAGGTGTGAAGATATTCCTGATAGCGCCATTGAAGATCAAGAGGTTGTTTTGGTCAAAGCATTTGCGGCAATCGGGGTTACGCTAAAGATTGACAGAAACTCGGACAACGATAATTACCTTGCGATATTTACAAAGCCTAACGGAGAAATCATGACTTATAAGGTCGGGAAAATGGGCAATCTCAATTATTTTTACATCAACGCAAGGGCAGGCACGGAGTACCGATATGCCAAGGCGTCCGCTCCCGCCTACAATATGCAGGGGATGGACGTGCCGGAGGAATTGGGAAACCCAAAGAGCGCAGGCCCCGGAACGTACTGGAGCTACAACGCGGACACGAAAACCATGACGATCTCCGGCGACGGTGCCTACATTGGCGTGTCAAATGAGGAGCAAATTGGCAGTGGAAAGTACACCACGGTGATTATTGGAGCTAACGTCTCGCGATTGCTTAAAGGAAGTGCGACAAGGGACGAGACGACAATGGTGCTGCTTCATCCGGCGGATGGCGCAATTTCCATTGACCCGGAATTTAACGGAACCGCAGGTACTTGCGAGACAACTTACAAAAAATTAGACGTTTATACAGACTGTGCCGCCGCGATTGCGGCTCTGAGCACAGAAAATCAGGCGAAGTACATTACACTGCACAGCTTGTCGGAATGGAAGGGCTAAAAATGGAGATCAAAAGATTGAACGCGGAAGATGCGTTCGCAGAAATTGCACGGCTTGAACGCGTGCAAGAGGACGGTGTGGTCGTCAACATTGCGGAAAAGCACTGGGTCGGGTCAGCGCCGGACGACGCGTTCGGCGACACCGTGAGGGAATATGATATGCCGGTGTTCCACAGTGACTATCGCCCCGGCATGGTGGATATCGTTTTCCCCGGCGACCTGTGCATCTGCGTGGTGGAGAAAAACCGCAGCCGCGCCGGAGACGGCATCCTCCGCGCGGCGTGTGACTATCTCACCGCACGGGGTATCCCGGCAGTGGTCAACGGCAGTGACTTTCTCATCGCGGATACGGAGGCACGGAAACTGTATAAGATTGGCAGCTACGGAGATCTTCCAGTCAACGGGATGTGGGAGGCAACGGTGCACATCTCCATCCACGCGGATATGGAGCTGATTGAGGCTTGCCGCGACGAACCGCCGGAAATGACGCGCATTGGGCTTGACCGGTACGGCGTGACGGCGGAGGAACTTTTTGCGGCGATCTCAGGAGAAATCAAGGAGGACGTGACATGACGGCGGCGGTAATCGTGCTGAACTGGCTCGATCTCATTTGCACGCTCTGGGCGCTGCGGCGCGGCTGTACGGAACTGAATCCCCTGCTGCGGAGCGTCGTCACGATGATGTGGTACAAGGGCGTAGTCGTGCCACTGTTGGCGCTGTGGCTTAATGCGCGGGGGACGCAAGAGGCGCGGCGGGGGCTGCGTATCTGCGCGGGCGTGTACGGTGCGGTGTGCCTGTGGCACGCGGTCGGGCTGTGGGCGATAACAAAATGACGGAGGGGGAACGAATGACAGATTTGGCAAGCATCGCGGCGCTGTGCTCCGAGGTGACGATCATCATCGGGGCGGCGGCGCTGCTCATCAAGCCCGTGCGGGACAAGGTGCTCGGCTTTGACAAGCTCAAAGACGCTCTAAAGTGCGGACTGCGGCATAACATGCTGCACACATACTACAAGAACCGCGAGAGCCAGACGATCCGCCAGTATGAGCTTGAGGACTTTTTGTACCTTTACAAAGGCTATAAGGCGCTGGGCGGCAACAGTTTTATCGACAAGATCAAGTCCGAGATCGACGAGTGGGAGGTTCGGTCGTGAGAAAGGCGTGGACGGCGGCGCGGGAGCGCTGGGGCAGAATGAGAAAGCGGGACAAGTACGTCATCGCGGCAGTGCTCAACCTCTGCTGGTACTGTATTGCGGTGCTCGTATTGACCGCGCATGACAAGGTAGTGCCGGACAGCCTGACGGTCGCATGGTTCGCCGCGTGGACGGCAGAACTCGGCCTGCTGGCTGGAATCAAAATTAAAGGAAAGGACGAATAACCTATGGAAAAAGCAATGTTATCTCAGCCGATGGCTGGCAAGACACAAGAGGAGATCGTTGCCACTCGTGAAAAGGCTATCGCCGCTCTGAAAGAGCAGGGATACGAAATCGTGAACACTCTGTTTACCGATGAATGGTACAGCAGCGAGAGCATGAAGAAGCGTGGCGTGGTGCAAATCCCTCTGTGCTTTTTGGCAAAATCTCTGGAAAACATGAGCCTGTGTCACGCCGCATATTTCTGTCACGGTTGGGAGAAAACCCGTGGGTGCCGCATCGAACACGAAGTCGCCTGCGCCTATGGGCTAACCGTAATCTACGAGGACGGCTACAACGTTTTAGACAAAAGAAAGGACGAATGACAATGGAACTGATTCACAAGAGACTGGCAAACCTGATGAGCGTCAAGAGCATTGTGACGCTGGTGCTGACGGGCGTTTTCGCGTATATGGCGGTGACGGGCAACATCTCGCAGGACTTCATGACGATCTATGCGGTCATCATCGCGTTCTACTTCGGCACGCAGAGCCAGAAGACGCAGGACGTGATCGACAAGGTGGCGTAAGGCAATGGACATCCGCAAATATCCCGCGAACGCCGGGAACGTCGGCGGAACGCGCGCGGCGAGCGGCATCCGCTACATCGTGATCCACTACACCGGCAACGACGGCGACACGGCGATGAACAACGCCAAGTATTACGCATCGAACGTGGTGAAGACCAGCGCGCATTACTTCGTCGATGCAAATGAGATCGTGCAGAGCGTGGACGATCTGCGCGTTGCGTGGTCGGTCGGCGGGAAGAAGTACCCGTCCTGTCCGCAGACGGGCGGCGGGACGCTGCATGGGCGTTGCCTGAACGCCAACAGCATCAGCATTGAGCTGTGCGACGCGAAGAAGGACGGCGTTTACGCGCCAAGCGCGAAGACCGTCGCGCAGGCACTTGAGCTGACGAAAGCTCTGATGAAGAAGTACAACATCCCCGCGAGCAACGTCATCCGCCATTTCGACGTGACGGGCAAGCTCTGCCCCGCCTACTGGTCGGGCAAGGAAAACGCGGGCAAGTGGGAGAAGGAGTTTCACGGGAAACTCGCGGGGCTGGATTACCGCGCGATGCTCAAGGCGCGAGCGGGGCTGGTGGACGCGACGCTGGACTACCTTGAAAGCTACAAGTACGGCAGCGACTTGGTAAGAAAGCTCGCCACCATGAAGTAAGAAAGGCGGTAAGCCGATGGGCGTATATAATGCTAATACCAAATGGGACAACGAAAGAAGCTACTTAAACGGCCTGATCTCCAAGGGCGGCGGCAATGCCGAGTGGGCAAAAAAGCAGATGAGCGAGCTGAACAAGGCGCAGCAGCAGTACGGCGGCTCTTCCGGTTCTTCGGGCGGCGGCACGACGGTGCGCACGCCGAGCGCGAGCACGCCCTCCGACGCCGAGCTTCGCAACCGCTACTTCCCCGGTGCGGACGTCATTCCGGCCAGCGCCAATCTGGCCGCAGGCACAACGCGCGCGCCGAACGGCGACATCCTGCCGCTGCACGACTGGTCGACCGATACGACCGACTACGGCCAGCTGATGCTCAACGCCAAGGACATCAATGCATTCCGTGAGGCGGCGCAGGCGCGCGTCAATAAGGCGAACGCACAGGGCATCAACATCTACGGTGAAGGCACTGCGCGGACGAACGAAGACCTCTATAACGAGTGGCGCAAGAAGAGCGGCTATGCCCCGAACTACGGCGACTTCGTGTATAAGGGATGGGGTCACAACAGCATGACCGATACGGACGGCTACATCGACAATGCCGGTCAGGGCACGGGCTACTACGGCATGGACGGTGAGGGCCACTGGGGCTACTATGAAGACCCCGGCCTGACGAAGAAGCTCCAAAACGGCACGTGGGATGACTACGCCTCCAGCGACGGCGGCTATGTCCGCATGGACGACACCGGTCAGCCCGATATGACGCAGCGCGATATGTCTCGCGCCGGTCAGACGGTTATCTTGACGAGCCCGAAGGGCACGTGGGAGTGCACCTATGGCGATAACGGCTACATCACGCGCCGTCTGCGCACGTCTTCTCGCTACACCCCCGGCCTCACCCACGCCAAGGCGGACAACGATGCGGGCGTGAGCAGCGAGGATTTGCTTTACCTCGACACCGGACATCGCTACGCAGGCCCCGGCTCTGACCTGTACAATCAGGACATCCGCGCTGCGTCGCGAGAGGACTATGACAAGGTCATGGAATGGCGCAGGCAGAACGGGCTTGACAGCGGCAGCAGCGGCACGGATGCCGGTATGGGCGGCAAGCTGCCGAACGCCAGCGGCGTGAACGGCAATCTTTCCGGTTTGCTGCCCGACGCGATCTCCGGAGGTGTGAGCGGCAGTGGCTCGACCGGCGGCAGCGGTTCGACCGGCGGCACGAGCGGCGGCGGCAGCGGGTACGACCTGAGCGAATGGCTCAAGAAGCAGTACGCAAGCGCGCTCGAGGGCGAGCTTGCGGGGCTGAAAGACGCCTATGAGAAGAACAACGCGCGCCTTGACGACGAGGAAGCGCGGCTGAGCGGCATTTACGATCCGCAGCGCAACCGCATCGCCGCGCAGAACGCCCTTGCCAAGCGCGTATGGGACGAACGCTCGGTGGCGAACGGCCTTTCTTCAGGCGCAAACGGTCAGGCAGAGCTTGCCCGCTCGAGCGTGATGCAGCGCGACCTTGCAAGCATCGGCAAGGAAGAAGCCAACGCCCGCGCCGACGTATCGCTGCGCAAGAAAAACCTGACCATTGAGTACACGAACGCCATCACGCAGGCGAGAGCGAACGGGCAGGCAGAGCTTGCCAAGGCGCTCTATAACGAGCTGGTGCGCGTGCAGGGCCTTGAGCGAGAAGACCAGATCCGCGAGAGCGAAAAAGCGCTTAAGCAGGCGCAGGCGAAGATGGAGTATGATCTCGCGCTCAAGCAGATGGAGGCGGACAGCGCCGCGGCTTCGCAGCCGACGGCAAAGCCCAGCCTGACGGCGTCGCAGGCGTACACGGCCTATAAAAACGGCATCCGCACGGATGAGGTCATGACGGCAATGCAATATTACTACGGCATCGGCGGCAACTCTTCCGGCGGCTCCAGCGGTACGTCCGGCGCATCTGGCAGTACATATAGCGGCGGCACGTCCGGAAAGACCGGGACGACGACCACGAAGCCCAGCAAGACGACCACCACCGGCAAGGTCAGCTATGACAACGGCGGTCTGACGAGCGCGCAGATCAAGCAGTTACAGCGGGATATGAACAAGTATCTGCCCACGGGGCAGAAGATCGCTGTGGACGGCTATTGGGGGCCTGCGACCAAGGCGGCGGCCGGCGGCGCGACAGCAAAGGACTATTATTATGCATGGCTGAACCAGCAGCAGAAAAACAGCGGGCTGGTCAACAAGCAGGAAAGAACGTGAGGTGACGGCGCATGGCGGTAAACCCCGTATTGCGGCAGCTGGTCGCAGATGGTAAGGCCACGAAGAACGCGCAGAGCGGCACTCAGACAAAGATGACGGCGGCGAAATCCGCCGCCCAGTCTACGCCTATGCGTCGTTCGCTGAGCAATCAGCAGAAAACGACGTCCGGAACGAAGAAGACTGACGCGCTGACCTCTGCTATCATTTCGGCGAATCAGAAGGCCGCGCAGAAGAAAACCAACACCGCCGAGCGCGGCAGCAAACACTATACCAACCGCGCCAACCAGCAGCGGCGCGCACAGGCGCAGGTGGTGGCGAACCAGATCAAGAAAAACAATGCCGAGAGAGCAAACAAATACTCTCTCGGCAAGGGCGTTGCGGGCGCGGTGGCAAAAGGCGTCAATCAGGCAGCACAGGGCGTTGCCAGTACACTGGCGCTGGCCGAGGACGTGCTGCTGTCACCGTTCGAGCTGCTTTCCGGTCAGAAGCTCGGCGATCTGTCCGACACTGCCCCGCTCAATAAACTGTCGCAGCGCATCAAGAATGAGGGACAGGAAACACAGAAGAAATACGCCGACAACGTCGCAAAGGGCGGTAAGGCGGCGGAACTGCTGGACAAGTACGGCGCTGCGACGGTCGCAGCAGTGCCGCAGGCGGTCATGGCCTACCTGACGGCGGGCGCGTCTGCGGGCGCAAGCACGGCGGGGCTCGGCGCACAGGCAGCGGCGAAAATGACCCCGAGCATGGCGGGCACAATCCGGCGCGGCGTGGCAGCAATGGCGAAAGACCCGAACTACTGGACGGCGTTTTCTCAGGTCGTTGGACAGAGCTATGACGAGGCAATGGATGACATGGCGAAGACCGGCACGGAGAACAACAAAGCCCGCACGAAGGCGGCACTCTATGCGATGGGCAACGGCCTTTTAAATGCGGCGGTCGAGGTCGGCGGCGGTATTCAAAAGCTGCCGGAAGAGCTGAAGCACGGCGCGAACGCGTGGAAAGCGTGGGTCGATTCCGCCGTGGATGAGGGCAAGGAAGAAGTGGTGCAGGGCGTCATTGAACGCGCCTTGCAGAACGGCGTGTACCACAAGGGCAACAAGCTCGCTTCCCTTTCGGACGGCGACGCCATTCTGAACCCGCGCACGGCGGCAGAGGAATTTGCGGGCGGCGCGGTCGTCGGCGGTGTGCTTGGCGGCGGTCAGATCGGCGTCAATGCGATGCTGAACGCCATGAACGGGCGCGGCAAGGGCGCAGAAACGCCGGACGTTGACGCAGGAGCGCGTCAAGCGACGAGCGAGGGCAATTTCACACCCGCGCAGGAAAACGCCGCAGAGGGCGCACAGGGCGCGTCTGCGGCGGATGGTCAGGGAAACGGGCTCGTCGGCACGATGCGCAATTCTCTATCGGTGCTGCGTGATGAGCAGCCGGTCGCGCGGATCACGGGAACGGAGATCCCCGTCGGCGGCAAGATCGTCGAGCGCTTACAGGCCTTTGCCAACTCGTTCGGCAACAAGGTCAACCGTCCGGGCTTTGGCGACGTACTCTTTTCCAAGAGCCGCATCAAAAACAGCATGATCGGTCACGGCGTTGGCCAGGCGAAAATCGACGCCTTTGCCGCCGTCCCCGACGTCATCCGAAGCGGTCAGGAGATCGCGCATGAAACCAACTGGAAGGGGCGCAACTACGACACCTATATTTTCGCCGCGCCCATTGACTACAAGGGCGCGGCGGACTATCTCGGCGTGATCGTGACGAAGGACAGCGCGAGCAGCCGGTATTATGTGCATGAGGTCGTGGACGCGAACGGGAATGTGCTCTTTGAAAGCAAAGAAGCGCCCTCGCCTGCATCAGACGGGACTTCTGCCCTTTCGGGTGACCTCGACCACGTAGCAAGCGGAGACGCTTCAACGGATACAGCGCCGCGCACCAATCAAACCAGCCTTGCCGCCGACGGCGGCGCTGGGGTGCAAGCACCGGTATCTCTGGACCCCACTGTAACACAGGGGAACAGCGGTGTCAAGGGAGAGGATATGCAGCGCGGCGGGAATTATGCGCCGAGCGATGGACTGGGTGCGGCTGACGCCGGATTCGACCCGTTTACAGCGGCGCAAAATGAATACGGCACGCTGCCGAGCGGCGAGAAGCCGGTGCGGCCTGACGATGCCCCGCGTTCGACCAACGGCGAAGACCGCGTTTCGCAGACCGTTGTGACGGCAAAGGGCGCACAGATCACGCCGGACGAGTTCGTACCGCTGATCGAAAACGAGACGATGAAAGGCGGGTTTTCGTTTATTCCCGTCAGCAACAACGACGTGACGCAGCGGGCGACCGCACGTATCGCTGAAAAGGGATGGTCGCGGGCGCTTGCCGACTGGACAAGCGACGTGCGCGCGGGCAAGGCCGGTGACAGCATCACCGCAACGGGCGCACTGCTCTATAACTATGCCGTCAATTCCGGCGACACGGGGCTGGCCCTCAGTGTGCTTTCCGACTATGCGACAGCGGTGCGCAACAGTGCGCGCGGCTTGCAGGCGGCGCGCATCATGAAAACGCTGACCCCATCGAACCGCCTTTACATGATGGAGCAGAACATTCGCAATCTTGCCGAACGGCTGGGCATTACGGATGGGCTGCACCTCGACAAGGAGCTTGCGCAGCAGTATCTTGACGCGCAGGACGACGCAGCGCGCGACAAGATCATCGAAGATATCCAGCAGGACGTCGCCGATCAGATCCCCTCCACCCTGCTTGACAAGTGGACGGCGTGGCGATATGTGAATATGCTCGGCAACTTCAAGACGCAGGGGCGAAATTTCGTCGGCAACGTCGGTATGCAGGCAGTACAGCGCGTCAAGGACGGGATCGCCACTGCCCTCGAATCCATCGCCTATCACGCGAGCGGCGGGAAGTTTGAGCGCACCAAGTCGTTTGCCGCTGGTAAAGAACTGCGTGACGCTGCAAAGGCGGACTTCAAGAACGTGCGGACCGTAGCGCTCGGCGAGGGAAAATACCACGAGGGCGGCGACAGCGACGCATTCCTGCGCGGCGTGGAGGATAAACGCACCATCTTCAAAAATAACGGAGACTGGGGCACGACGGAATCGAGCAATCCATTCGTGAGAGCGGCGCGCATCACAACGGACACGGCGGCGAAAGGCTTGGAAGGCTACCGCAGGGCGACCAACTGGGCAATGGAACAGGGCGACGTCATCTTCTCCAAGGGAGCATACGCCAATGCGCTGGCGGGGTATCTGAAAGCCCATCAGGTGACGGCGGAGCAGTTCAGCAGCGCGGAGTGGCAAAGCCGCAACGGTTCGTTTGTAGATAAGGCGAGGTTATACGCCATCAAGGAAGCGCAGGAATCCACCTTCCGCGACAGCAATACGCTGTCAAGCTGGGTCTCCCGCATCGGGCGCAGACGTGACACGCCAAAGGTCGCGAGGATCGCGGCGGAGGGACTTGCCCCGTTCCGCAAAACTCCGGCAAACGTGCTGGTGCGCGCGAAGGAATATTCCCCGCTGGGACTTATCAATACGGCGATCGACAGCATCAAGGCATATCGCGGCGCCAAGGGCGAAACAACCTTTGCCGACGCGGATATCACGGGCGCAGATATCATCAATTCTCTTTCCAAAACGCTGACCGGCACGGGGCTATTCCTTGCCGGAATGGCGCTGCAAAACGCGGGGCTTCTGCGCGGCGGTGACGATGACGATGATAATCAGGCTACCTTTGATGATCTGACGGGTCATCAGGCGTATTCACTCGAACTGCCGAACGGCGTTTCCTACACGCTGGACTGGATGACACCCGCAGCGATGCCGCTTTTCATGGGCGCGCAGCTCAACGAACTGCGGCAGGATAGCGGCATTGAGCTGAAAGACCTTGAAAAATCGCTCACGTCCATTGCCGAGCCGATGCTTGAAATGTCGATGTTATCGGGTGTCAACAGTACGATCGACGAACTGAAATACAGCGACGACAACTTCGGACAGCTTGCGATCAGCCTTGCGGTAAGCTATCTGACGCAGGGGCTTACCAACTCGCTGGTCGGTCAACTGGAACGCACGAGCGAAGACGTTCGCATGAGCACCTATACCGATAAGAACAGCGCCGTTCCGACGTGGCTGCAAAAGACGATCGGCAAATCGTCGGCAAAAATGCCCGGAGTGGACTATCACCAAATCCCATACGTCGACCAGTGGGGCGAAGAAGAACCGAGCGGCGATGTGCTTTCCCGCGCGATTCAAAACACGCTCAGCACCGGCTACTATTCCAAGGTCGAGCTGGACGACACCGAAAAGGAGCTGGCGCGGCTGGCCGAAGCCACCGGCGAAACGAGCGTATATCCCAAGTGGATCGATAAATCGTTCATGGTTGACGGCGAGACGAAGAATCTGACGGCAGAGGAATACACCAAGTATGCCAAGACCACCGGACAGACGCGCAAGAGCGCCGTGGACGCGTTGATGAAGAATAGCGGGTATCAGAAACTTTCCGACGAAAACAAGGTCAAGGCCGTACAGCGCGCCTATGAATACGCGAATGCCAAGGGCAAGATGGCTGTGAGCAGTTATACCCCGACGGGCTTTGCCAAGGGCGCGATGCGCAGCGTACTGCCGATCGATTCCTACATCCTGTACACACTCACCTCGGACAGAGATCACAGCGGCAGCACAGACAGCAAGGAATCGGCGCAGACCTTGCAGAGTATGCCGGGGCTGACAGACAGGCAGCGCGGTAAGGCATGGGAAGAGAAAAACAGCACCACGAAACCGGAAAAGAACCCCTTTACTGGGGCACTTGTGGAAGCTGGAGCCAGTGTAAGTACATCTATTTCGATTCTGGACAAGTACCGGGAACTGTACAACGCAGATGGAATGAAGCCAAAGGAAAAGGCGGCAGATTTCCGTGCGTATGTATACGGACTTGGGCTGACACCCTCCCAAATTGCGGCGGCCCAAAGCACATACACTTTCTTTGGCAGTTATCCCATCGAATGGTAAAAGAAAACACCCTCGCCGATTGGCGGGGGGGTTTTGTTTGGCTTTTACATCATGGACAGGAGCGTTTTCACATGGGCGGCGCGGTCCAGCATCCGTTCATGCTCCCAGTCCCAGACGGCCTGCATGGCCTCCGTGGGATGGAGACCGGCGTCCTTCGCCTTTTCGATATGGCGAACGGCCATTTCGTGGAGCCGATTGGCATGGCCCAACTCCTGACGGCTGAGGTCGGCGTAGGTGCTGGCGTCCTCCGGGTCCTCCCCGGCGTGCTTGACGGCCTCACGGGCGTACTTCTCGGCATCGTCCAGTTCTTCCCGGATCCCTTCGGCCAAGTGTTTGATCTCGTTCATACGATCCTCCTAACTCTGCTTGATAAGGGTGTAGAGCTTGTCCACATCCGTTTCATTCAGCGTGACGTTCCCAATCAGGGGGATATTGGTGGTGACGGGGCCTTTGGCGGCTTCGGTTTTCAGGCAGGTGTAGATCTTGTCAAGGTCTACGTTTCCCGCCTCGTCAAAGATGCCGAGGGCCTTTACGGCGGGGTGCTCCCGGAGGGCGGAAAGACTGGCGTCCAGATTGCCCAGGGCCATAGCAGCCCCGGCACCGACCGCCCATTTCTGCCAGCCGGTGAGCTTGCCGGTAAATTCCTCGTCCACATAGCGGGCAGCGCCCTGCTTGATCTGTTCCAATGTTACCATAGATTCCTCCAATGACGGGAGAGAGGGGCGCTATGCCCCTCTCTTCTTCCCTCTGCGCCTCTTAGCGACCGCAGTTGCAGTCGCAGGTGGAGACGGGGAGGGGGTTATAGGTGGACTGGGGCGTGGTGCCGGTGCCGGTGGTGATGTCCGCGACCATTTTGGGATAAAAGGTGGCGTTGGTGTAGGTGACAATGGTGTTGTCAGCGCACTTCCGCTCGTCCCGCTCCCGGGAAATGGCCCCGCACAGCTCGTTCTTGCAGCAGTCCACGCGCTCCTGCAACAGCTGGAAGCTGTCCTTGGTGGCCTGATTGTTGACCGCCTGAGAAGCCAGCGCACCATGCACCTCGCCCAGCTTGCCGTCGATGTACTTGTACATCTCCAGCATCTTCTGGTCCTGGTAGGTGTTGGCATCCCGCAGGGCAATGTCGCTGCGGAGTTTGGCGTTCTCCTGCACCATGGACAGTTCATAGCGGTTGACCGTGTGGTTCTCGCTGCATCCGGCCTCCGCCGCCATACCAGCGGCAAAGGGGATGACGCGATTGCCCAGCAGCATCCCGCCGAGACCGCCCAGAGAGTTCAGGACGCCCAGAGACAGACCGGCAATGCCGGTGCCGAGAGCAGTGCCTGCGACGCCCTTGCTTGCAAATTCAGCCATAGAGAGATTCCTCCTTCTCTAAAAATACACCCCCTGTTTCCGCGCGCAAAACAAGCGGTGCTCTATGGTTACCGTACCACAGGACACCGCTTGTCATGGTTTAAGGATGTTTTTTGTTTGGATGGGATATGCCAGCTTTATTCCGGATGGAACGCAGACAGGCAGCCACAGCGGAGCGGGACAGGTACAGCTCTGCCGCCGCATCCTCGATTGCCCAGCCACGACGGCAGACCAGGTTGAACACCCGCCGCTCCCGGTCTGTGAGGTAGCGGCAGCGCTCCATCTGCTGGAGCTGCTGGACGGTGTATCGGTATTTCATAATGGGCCTCCTTTACGAAGTGCCCCTCCCCCTTTAAGATTTCTATGAACGTCAGCCGTCTTTCTCTTCCGCGATTCCCAGCAGCTTTACCAGGTCATAAAAGCACTGCGGATCAAGCCCGGTCTCCCGGCGGATAACGGCGAACCGATAGCGAATGGAATTGGTGTGCAGATAGACGGCCTTGCTGGTTTGTGCCCGGTTCATGTTGTGGGCGGCGTAGGCTTTTAGCAAGGCCACATCTGTGTCAGAGATATTGGACATGAGTTTCACCTCCTGCTGTATGTCACTTTCCGCAGCTCGTGATACCGCTCCGGGAACGGCCTTAGCTCCTGTTTGCCGCCGATAATCTGGGCCATCACCCGGTCCATGTGCTCCTGCATCACGTCCGCCGCCGGGTCTTTGGTGTACTTCTTGATGTTGATGCTCATAATTTGGCTCCTTTCATTCGTAGCTGTTCTTCTCGCCCTCTGTCGCTCACGATGCTCACGACCTTGCAGTCGCCGTATCGCTCGATGTCCATGGTGATGCGCTCCTTGACGCCCTGTGCGTCAGCGGCGGGGACGTTGGCTTTAATCGTGATCGTCAGCATATGGGTCCTCCTTCGGTTTTCCGTAGCTGCAAAAATCGTCAGGCTTGCGTTCCTGCCACCTTGCGGAGAACATGTCCCCGTCCGTGTAGGCTTTCATGCACACGCCCATTCTGTAACGCTCGCAGTCCTTGCACCGAGTAACGACCACAGCATCGACGGTGGGAGCAGCGGCCACGATGGGCAAAGCAATTTCGTCCCTATCTGCGTTGTCGTACCACGGCTCGTCATCAAGCTTTTCCCATAAGGTGTCACCATCAATCAGCCGCATCGCTGTTACCTCCATCCATTTTCGCGCCGCAGTTGGGGCAGTAGTTAGATTTTACGGCGGTTCCCCGTCCACAGAGGCCGCATCTGTAAGTGGTACGCGTAACCGCTACCGCACCAGACGACGTCCACCTCCAATAAGATGATGGCTCTTTTTCCCACAGGCCATGCACCACCGGCGCAACGTCAGCGGCAGGAGCATCTTCAATTTCAAACTCTTCTGAGAGCCACTTAAACACGTACTCAAGGCAATATGAACTGAACCCAACGTGATAATCTTGATCTACCGGGTCAAAATACAAAATGTTGAAATACGGTCTGTCAGGCGTCCCGGAAACAAAAATTTTTGCGCATGGCCTCGTCCGGCACACTTGCAGGCCAAAATCATGGCCCGCCTTTTGACGCTGCGCGTCAAACCGTCCGTCCCAAAACCGATGTTTTTTTATGCCAACGCGCCTTTGCGGCGGCGCTGAATAAACAGCGGGACGGCGGCTTCCAGCAGCGTCAGGCCCAGCGCAAGGGAAATATAGAGCCATACGCTGCTTTGAGGGGCCTGCATTCCGGCAATGCAGCGCGCGTCCATGATCCGGTCCTGCGTCTGAACGGAGAAAACATACAGGCCGGAGCCGCTCTGAACCTGAGCGGTGTGATAAAGCCTGTCACCGGGAACGGCGGCGTCGGTTTTTTCGTCGATGCGAAAGCGGGAGGTGTAAAGGCTCCAGCTGACGCCCACAAGGCGCGTTTCGCCGGTGCTGTTCCGGTAAAGCACCCAGTCCGCGTCCGATTGGCCGAACAGCCGCGCAGAACCGCCCGCCCTCGTGTGCACGTCCAGAAGCTCGCAGCCTTCAAAATAGGGCAGCCGGGCCAGCCGCTCGGCCGTCAGCGGGCCCGCCTGCGGGAATACCGCCAGGGAAACCGCCGCTGTGAGCAAAACGAAATTCAAGAGAAAAACGCCGGCCCACAGGAGCACCCGGCCCTTCGAGGG